ATATAGGAGACAATTAAATTATGGCAAGATCTAGAGACAGTGATTACGTATCTGCTCGCAACTATGCGAGAGGCCAAAGCAAACCCCCTACTGGTACTAACTCTTCCGGACAGAGCAATGCTAGTGCCAATGCACCAAAGTTTATAACAGATGCTATTGACGGTGTAAAAGATATAGGACAAGACATTTTCAGTGGTATTTCTGAAGGTGCTGGCGATCTTATGTCTAATTTACGTGGCAAAAATTTGCCAGGAAAAGGTAAACCTGATTTCCAAGCAAAACAGTCTGCTTCGTTTACTACTGAATTAGAAGAAAAAGATTGGCGTGTCAAATTATCCGTTCCACAAGCATTAAAGGGACAGTCCGTTTCTGGACTATTAACTCCACTTCGTTTAGAAGGTGGCGGGAATATGGTATTTCCATACACTCCTACAATTATTGTAAGTCACTCTGCGAATTATAATAATGTTTCACCTATACATAATAATTATCCGTTTTATGCATACCAGAACTCAAGTGTGGATCAAATGACAATAGTAGGACAGTTTTATTGTCAGAATAGTTTAGAGGCAAAATATTGGACAGCATGTTTACACTATCTAAGAGCAATGACTAAAATGGACTTTGGTAACAACAGCACCGGAGCTCCTCCACCAATTTGTAAATTAAACGGTTATGGAGATTATGTTTTTAATAATGTGCCAGTAATTATTACAAACTTTACAGTTGATATGCCTAATGAAGTAGATTATGTTTCTTGCAATTTTGAACCAGGCGAAATTAGTCCTATGGAATTTGGAGGTGCTACTCCTAGATTTGGTTGGGCACCGTCAGAATCACAATTTTCTATTACTGTACAGCCTATATACAGTAGAGACAAACAAAATAAATTTAATTATAGAAACTTTGTTACAGGTAATGATTTAGGAAAAGGATATATTTAATGAGTAGTAGTCCATATGCACGTACTGGTTTAACCCAAACCGGCACATTAGAAATTTTAGCTATCAGACCTGTGCCAGCATATGCTGATGATCCGTTATATACTGTTGAGCCGCAATATGCAAATCGACCAGATCTATTAGCTTATGATATGTATGGAGACAATAGGCTTTGGTGGATATTTGCACAACGTAATTTAGATGTAATTGAGGATCCGATATACGATATGGTGCCAGGAATACAAATTTATTTACCAGACCCAGAGCGTGTTAAAGAAACATTAGGAGTTTAAATGGCAACTTTTCGTACAGACCCACTTACTGGTAAAGCTCTCATATCAAAAGACAACAAGGTTCAAAAAGACGGCTTTACTAATAGAGAACGTGCAGGCGAGTACGGCACTAGAAAACCAGAACAACCAAAAAAGACTACAGAAAAAGAAGGCGATCCTAAAGAAGCCATAAGGTTTATGAATGCCGCAGGACTACACGGTCTTGCTGACATGTATGAAACTAATGGCAATGCCGCAAAGGAAGGAAAAATGCCTCCTCTCTTTGCAAACAATAAATTCTTTGCAGGAGTAAAACTTGTACCTGAAGGACAAAGTGCTGATACTAAAGCAACAGCAACGGTTGGTGATACAGGAGGACCTACTGCACAAGATTTTATTAATGCCGCACCTGAAGCAATGAATTACAAAGCAACGCAAACAAATTACGTTGCTGAACAATTAGAAAAAAGCAAATATGATCCAGAAAAATTACCAATGCCAAACATATTGCATGATTTTGCATCATATAATAATCTTTTTAGTTTTGGATGTCTTAGTGCTGAAGAATTAAATTATCCTGATAAAACTTATAGAAAAAATGGTCTTAAAGATGGCCAATATGTTTTACGTTCGTCAGGAGGACTTAATGCTAAACAAAAACCTAGAACTGATGCAGAACAGCAGTACAACATAGATGCAGAATACTATATTGATAGTGTTAATATAGAAGAGTCAATAGCACCAAATAGAAAATCTCGTCATACTAACTTTCATACACTTGATTTTACTGTACGAGAACCGTATAGTATGGGGCAATTTTTAGAAACTTTATATCGAGCGGCAAAAAATGCAGGATACAATAATTATCTTGACGCACCTTGGCTACTACAAATAAACTTTGTTGGACATCAAGATGTTGAACGTTCAAGGCCTGCAATCGCCGCATCAAAAAAACAGCTATGTGTAAAACTTGTTAATGTAGTATTTGACGTTGATAACGAAGGATCAATTTATACAGTAACAACAGCTCCGTATAACGAAAGTATCTTTTCAGATCAAATTCAAAGCCTACCAGTTGACATAACAGTATCAGGAAATACGTTAGAAGAAATTTGTCAAACAGGAGTTAATAGTGTCGCAACGCATATTAATACTCATTTGTTAAAAGACCAAGCAACTAAAGATATAAAGATTGAGAAAGACGAATATATTATTTGTTTTCCTACTGATACTTCTAGTAAAAAATTACAATCAAGACTTATTCCATCTGATAGAGAGTCAGCGGCGTTAACAGGCGATTATATAGTTAGAGACGGAATTAATTATGCAAGAGCATCTGGTTTTCTTTCCGCAGACGAAGGACTACAAGAAGCAAGAAATTTCTCATATATGAGTATGGATAAGAATTTAACAGGCGAAAAAGTAGTTAAAGATTATGTTGATGGAATTTTAGGATTTAGTATAAAAAGGGGTGATTTAAGTGAGTCTATAAAACAAGCAATATCATCAGATGCAGACGGCGTAAACGCAATAGGCAAACAAAGAATAGACCCAGGCGAACCGCTAAGAGGTGGAAACTCACCGTTTGCTGGAGGCAAATTTGTGTTAAACGCAGAAACAACAAATTTTGATAGAGGCCCAACAACTATTGTACCAAAAGATCGTACAATACAATTTCGAAAAGGAACTAAGATACAAAGAGTAATTGAAGAATTAGTTTTATTAAGTAGTTTTGGACAACAACTTTCATCTCAAGCATTAAATGATAACACAGGACAAATTAACTGGTTTAGAATTGAATCCAGTTGCTACATAGTACATGATCAAGCTACAGAGGCAGTTACAGGTGGAATGCCTAAAATATTTGTTTACAAAGTAGTACCTTACAAAGTTAATTCATCGTTCTTTCAAATGCCTAATGCAATACCTCCTGGATATAAACACTTAACAGAACAAGCACCTAAAGCATACAACTATATGTATACCGGAAAAAATAACGATATTATGGAATTTCAAATCAAATTTGATAATGCATTTTATAAAGCCCTTGCATTTGATATGGGTAATCGTTCAGCTAGTAATAATCCTTCAAATACATCTACTACCAAACCAGGAACTGTAGCTGTCCAGAACGTAGCGTTTCACCAACCAGATGATTTTGGAGAAATATCTTCAGTGGCAAAAAATATAGACTCCGGCGATTCAATAACAGCAGGAGCAATAAATGAAACAGCTGAAGCAAAACTGGCTAGACGGTTTAACGAAGCACTTGTAAAAAGTGATGTTGATTTAGTTACATTAAATTTAAAAATTCTAGGAGATCCTTTTTATATTTCAGATAGCGGAGTAGGAAATTATAGATCAGAAGGAAGTACTTTTACAAATGTTAAAGAAGACGGAACTATTGATCACCAAAGCGGACAAGTTGATATACTACTTAATTTTCAAACACCTATTGACATTAACGACACAACAGGTGGATATAAAATGAACGGTCCATCAGTTGGTGTATCTAATTTTAATGGATTATATTTTGTTAATATTGTTAGAAGTAGATTTGAAGGAAATATGTTTACACAAGAATTAGAATTAGTCAAACGACAAAATTGGAAAAAGAAAGATTTATCTGGAACTAGGGCAGAGGCGGTACTGAAGGTAAAACAAGAGTACAACAAACGATTGAAAGAAATTGAAAAAGACTATGGCATAGAGTCCGACGAATATAAATTTGCTTTAGCTGACGAAGATGTGTCTGGTACATTAACTAATGAAGAACTACGCACAGCAGGCTTGAAACCAGAAGATGCGGCTAGGCTACAAAAAGCATGGAAAAATAAAAAACCACCAACTGAAAAAACTCCTGTACAGAAAAAAGCCACTGGATCATCAACTGCTGGCATTGACGGACAAGCAACAAGGTCACCCCATTCTTCTTACGACGATGCAATTTTAAGACAAGCAAGAGCAAATAGTACATATTCTAGTGATACAGTAAACAATTCTACAACAGCAAAAATTGCACAAGGTGCAGATCAAAGTGTAGACACTATTGGAAATGTATCATCAGATTATGGCGCTAATTGGGTACCACCAAGTCAAAGAGGTATAAGCTAATGAGTATGGATGATGAGTCATTAAAGTCAGATAACCAAATAAAAAGATCAGCAGGTGCTGGAGGTACAGCATTACCGCCTGGACCACATGTGGCTAGAGTTGTTAATCATCTTGATACAAAACGACAAGGCTCGTTAAGAGTTGAATTATTATCAGATGTACTATCTGGCAATGATACAAATACGCAAGGGCAATTATTTACTGTTAGATATTGCATGCCGTTCTATGGTGTTACTAATGTATCTAGTAACGGAAAAAATAACGACTATTACAACACACAACAAAGTTACGGATTTTGGGCAGTGCCACCTGATCCAGGAACTAAAGTTCTTGTTATGTTTGCAGAAGGCAGGAGTAATCAAGGATATTGGATAGGATGTATTCAAGACGAATACATGAATCATATGGTTCCAGGTGGTTATCCAGCAGACAAGCCAACTAATGTTGTACAAGCCGGAATATTAAGTGACTTTAAAAATAAAAGTTTGCCTACAGGAGAATTTAACAAAGCAATAGGTGATAATAGTACAGGACCTTTAGATATACGTAAAGGAAATAATCCGGATAAATTTCCAAGACCAATTAATCCTATGATGTCTTTAACATTGTCTAAGCAAGGACTAGAACAAGATATTGTAAGAGGATTAACAACAACTAGTTCAAGACGTGATATTCCTAATACTGTTTACGGTTGGAATACTCCAGGTCCTTTAGATAAACGTGACGGAGCACCTAAAGGAAAATATGGAGAATCTGAAACACAAGTAGATTATTTTAGAAGTAGATTAGGCGGATCTGCTTTTACAATGGATGATGGTGATCCTAGTATTCTTAGAATGGGTATTGCTAAAGAAAATCCGGCAACATATTATGATGTAGAAAACACTCCAAAAAATATTACCAAAGCTGATAGAACATTACCGTTTAATGAACATATTAGATTACGATCAAGAACAGGGCATCAAATTTTATTACACAATACAGAAGACTTAATTTATATTGGAAATGCAAATGGCACAGCATGGATTGAATTAACGTCAAACGGTAAAATTGATGTTTATGCACAAGATAGTATTAACCTAAGAACTGAAACAGATCTTAACATAAAAGCTGATAGAGATATAAACATTGAGTCTGGTAAAGATATTAACTTTACAGCAGGACGCAATTATAAGTTAATGGTTAATAATGATAGAGATGTTAAAACAAATAAAAACGAAACTACATTTGTTGGTAAAGATAAAAACGAATGGACAGGAGATAACCATACAGTTGCAGTAGGTAGTGATCAAGACATACAAATTAAAGGATCACATAGAACAACTATTAGTACAAATTATAGTTTACAAGTAGCCGGAGACGGTAAGATAGCAATTAATGGAGAGTACGGAAGTAAAGTAGCAGGCAACTATAGACAAGTTGTTGTTGGAGCATATAATCTAAACACGACAGGTGATAACAAACTTACTAGTGGCGCAAACACACAAATTAAAAGTACAGGAAATCATAAAGAGACAGCAGAACAAATACACATGAATAGTCCGTCGCAAGAAGCTTTAGGTGCAGATACTATTAGTGATACATTTACTGCTCCAGTGACAAGCGATACCGAAGACAAAACACTTGACTCTACTAGTACAGATCTAACAGTTTCAGTAAGTTCGGATGCGTTACGTGCAAGTGTTGCGGCAACAGCTACTAGACCAAGACGTATTCCAAGACACGAACCATGGGATGGACATGAAAACATTAACCCAGCAGGACATACTCCTAGTGCTACGGCAAGTATACTATCACCGTCACCAGAGGTTAGATTACAGTCACCACAGATTGATAAAGATAGCGATATACCAGACTATTCAGAAACATCAGGTATCTATAATGCACAAGATGCATATATTCAAGATCCAGTAACAGGTGAGCGTGTGAGAGAGCCTTTTAACGCCGACGCAGTACCAACTAAAAATACAGATAATCTAGCAGGTAAACAACCAGCAGATCCAGTACCAGTTGATGATATGCAACGTTTCTTTTTAAGCGAACTTATTAAAGGGTTAGGACTAGATCCAATTACATGGAAATCAAATGCACATGCACTAGCAATGGCGTGTGCCCAAGTACAAAAAGAATGTAACTTTGAACCAAGATCAGAAAACATGAACTACAGAGTTTCTACTCTACAGCGTGTATGGCCAAACAGATTTGGTGGAGATACAGGCAGACGTAGAGCTGAAGCACTTGTTGCAGGTGGACCACCTGCTATTGCAAACTCAGTATACGGGAATAGAATGGGTAATGGTCCTGTAGAAACCGGAGACGGGTTTAGATACAGAGGTAGAGGACTTATACAAATTACAGGAACAGACAACTATAAAAAATACGGCGGCAAAGCCGGAGTTGATATCTACAATAATGCTGATATGGCAAACGACCCTACAGTTGCTACAAAAATTGCAGTAGCATATTTAAAGAGCAAAAGTGTTACTTGGACAAGTACAGATTTTAATGCTTTAGGTACAGAGTTTAAAAAAGCAGTAGGATACGCAGATGCTGGCGGATCAAACACAGCAAGCAGAATTGGTCTAGGAAAAGGATTCTACCAAAAAATTATTAACGATGAACTAACACCATTAGCAAGTTTAACAACAACAACACCTATCGATAAAGGTGCAGGGAAATCACAGGTACAATAATGCCATTAATAGCTAGAAAAGTAGGATCAGGAGATATTGTAAATACAGTACACCCTATATGTGTTGCTCCTGGAGACATACTTACTGATTCAGGTAGTTCAACAGTATTTGTAGTCGAACACGGAATACATAGAAAGACAGACCTAAACGAACCTCACACACATTGTCCACCTGTGTATGGTACACCATTAGTAACGCACAGTCCAAATGTTTTTGCCGAAGATTTAGAAGTAGGCAGAGTGGGCGATGAGTATGATTGTTCAGCTAAAGTAAAAAGTGTAACACAAACAAAGGTATTCGCAAACGAATAAATATTATTATGGCACAAGATTTATACAAAACAGTTAAAATAACACCACAAAGACAAAAACAACCTCCTGTTAAGCAAAAAGCATATAGAGGGTTTAGTACTGTTAATGCTGATAACACTTCATTCCAGCAATTTGATATTGCACTTATTAAACAAAATTTATTAAATCATTTTAATATTAGACAAGGTGAAAAAGTATCTGATCCTACATTTGGTTGTATTATTTGGGACGCAATATTTGAACCGTTAACAACAGAGCTTAAAGATGCAATCACAACAAATGTTACAAATATTGTAAACTTTGATCCTAGAACAAGAGCATCAGGTGTACAAGTATCTGAATACGAAAGCGGATTACAAATTGAGTGTACAATAATGTACTTAGACTATAATATCAGCGAATCTTTAAAGATGCAGTTTGATAAAAATGTCGGATTAGCGTGACACAATTAACTACTAGTATTATCGTTTATAATAAATACAACGTAGAGCATTTAGAAGGATAACCAATGTCATCAACCGACAGACAGAATAGACTGCTTTTAGCAGAGGATTGGACAAAAGTATACCAGAGCTACCGCAATGCGGAGTTCCGCAGTTACGACTTTGATTCATTAAGACGCTCGATGATTACATATCTGCGTCAAAATTACCCAGAAGATTTTAACGATTATATTGATACATCAGAATATCTTGCTCTAATTGATATGATTGCGTTCTTAGGACAAAATATCAGTTATAGAGTTGATTTAAATGCAAGAGAAAACTTTTTAGAATTAGCTGAACGTAGAGAATCAGTTCTCCGTTTAGCTCGTATGCTTTCATATAATCCTAGACGTAATCAAGCCGCAAACGGACTGCTTAAATTTGGAACAGTAAGCACTACAGAATCTATTATTGATAGTAACGGTAACAACTTATCTGAACAAACAATTATCTGGAACGATCCTAGTAATAGCAATTGGTCAGAACAATTTAGACGAGTACTTAATGCATCACTTCCGCAAAACGGAACTATAGGCAAACCAGCAGTAAGTAAAGTAATTAACGGAGTACTTACACAGCAATATAGAATAAATGGTGGACAACAAGATGTTCCTATATTTGGTTTTACCAAAAGTGTAAATGGTCTTCCTACACAATTTGAAGTTGTGTCAACAGGCATTGATACTGACTTGAATAACATTATCGAAGAAAATCCAGTTCCAGGAACAAGTTTAGCATTTTTATATAGAGAAGACGGACGTGGATCTAATAGTTCTAATTCAGGATATTTTTTACACTTTAGACAAGGTAAAATGCAATCTAATGAATTTACTATTAATTCTCCTTCAGCAAACCAAAAAATTGCAATTGAAGCAGAAAATATTAATGATACTGATGTTTGGTTGTATGGGTTAGACACAACTGGTTCAGCAAATAAAATTTGGACACAGGTTAGTTCAACTGAAGGTAATAATGCAATTTATAATAGCTTGATTAAAAAAATTAAAGATTATTACGTTGTACAAACTAGAGGTAATGATGAAATTAGTTTAGTATTTGCAGATGGAACTTTTGGAAATTTACCTAACGGCTCGTTTAGAGTTTATTATAGAACTAGTAGCAATAAAATAATTAATATAGCTCCAGCAGATTTAACAGGTATTACAGTTAGTCTACCATATACAAGTAAAGCAGGTACATCAGAAACATTAACTTTAGGACTTGAACTTAAAGAAGCTGTAAACAATGCAACTAATAGTGAGTCTACAGCTAGTATTAAGTCAAATGCTCCGCAAACTTACTATACACAAAATAGAATGGTTACAGGCGAGGACTATAACATTGTTCCTTTAACAACTAACCAAGAAATTATAAAAGTTAAATCTACAAATAGAACAACTAGCGGAATTAGTAGATACTTTGATCTTAAAGATGTAACAGGAAAATATTCTAGTACAAATCTTTACGGATCAGATGGTATACTTTATAGAGAACCGTACGAGAGTAAAACATCATTTACTTTTGCAACCCAAACAGATATTGAAGGTACTATTGAAAATAAAATATTACCAATTATTAAAAATAGAGCAATTAGTAATTACTACTTTGGAAATTATGCTAAAATTATTGTTAGTGATCTTAATGCAAGATGGGATCAATCAACTAAGACTACTAATAGCTCAACAGGTTTACTTCAAAATATTAGTGACATTCCGTATCAAGTAGGAACGTTTACTGGTGGTTCTTTAAAATATGTAGAAGCAGGCGCACTACTTAAATTTAAACCACCAGCAGGATTTTATTTTATTGGCTCTGGCGAGCTTACTAGCGATAGTACAGTTAAAGGTGCAAGTAGCTATAAATGGGTAAAAGTTATTAGTGTTAATGGAGCAGGAACGAGTGTTGATAGTGTAACAAGTCAAGGTCCTATTGTGTTTAACGAAATTTTACCTTCTAATAGTATACTAGAAGAAGTTAAACCTAAGATAGTAAAAGATATTTCAGCAGATGTTAGATCGCAAATTATTGATCAAGTGTTTTCATACAAAACATTTGGTTTAAGATATGATCAAGTTAATCGAAACTGGAGAGTAATAATTAACGAAAACTTAAACACAGTAGATGTGTTTAGTAATGGTAAAACAGGTGATGTTACAAATAACCAGTTAGATTCTAGTTGGTTGATATTATTTGAAACTAACGGAGAAAAATATACAGTTACAAATAGAGGGTTACGTTATATCTTTGAAAGTGACAAAGAATTAAGTTTTTACTTTGACGGGCAAAGCAAAATATACGATTCACAAACAGGACAACTAGTTAAAGATAAAGTTGCTATTATGAATTTTAATACTAAGCCTGATTCGCTTGATGCATTTAATAATGATGTTAATTGGGAAATAGTTAAAGAATTTACAAATGCAGACGGATATATTAATAGTAAAAAAGTTGAAGTTAGCTTTTTTGATTTGAATGATGACGGAAGTGTTGATGATCCAGATATTTTTGATAATGTAGTAGCACCACAAACAAATTCTGCTACAAAATATATTTTCTTAAAGAAAGAATCGTCAGATCAAGGATTTAGCAAATACAATTATTATAGTCAAGGAAGTTCTATCAATGTTGTTACAACAGAAACTGAAATAGGAGCATATAGTCAATATTCTACAGGTCAAGTTTTTTATATTATTGATAATGATAACTTTAAAGTTTTAAATAATAATGTTCTTAGTGTTACAGCAGACTATAAAGCACATGTTGGTAGATCAGATCTTAAATTCCAATATGTACACAGTGCAAATGACAGCAACAGAATTGATCCTAGTGCAAGTAATATAATTGATATTTACATGTTAACTAGGTCATATGATATAAACTTTAGAAAGTACCTCACTGGTGCAATAGACACTATGCCATTACCGCCTAGTTCAGATGAACTGTTTCAAAACTACGGTGGAAGAATTAATGAATACAAATCAATTAGTGACGAAGTAATATATCATCCAGTACAATATAAACCTTTATTCGGTGTGCATGCACAAGATAGTCTACAAGCAACTTTTAAAATTGTACCAAATGCAAGTGAAGTTGTAAATGCTAACGAGTTAAAAACAGAGGTTATTAGTTCTATTAATAGATTTTTTGCTTTACAAAACTGGAACTTTGGTGATTCTTTTCACTTTACTGAATTAGCAACATACGTAATGAATAATATAGCACCTAACGCTGTTAATATTTTACTTGTTCCAACACAAGCTTCACAGAGTTTTGGTAGCCTATACGAAGTAAAAGCAGAAAATAATGAACTTTTCATTAACGACGCAACAGTTGATGATGTTGAAATTATTGATAGTGTAACAGCTTCAAGAATACAAGCATCTGGTAATGTAGTAACAGCAACTGGAACTACTAATACTGGTGTTAGAAGCCAATCATTAACAACTACAAGCACAACAACTACAAGCAGTAGTACAAGCAGTAGTACAAGTAGCTCGAGTAGTAGCTCAAGCAGTTCAGGGTCTAGCGGCGGCGGTGGCGGCGGCGGATATAGTGGAGGTTACTAAGAATGGCGCAAGACGAAAGCCCAATTCCAACAAACGCAAATTCTAAAAGAAAAACAGCTGATTTATTACCAAGATACTTTAGGACCACAGCAAACAAAAAGTTTCTAAGTAGTACATTAGATCAGTTAATGCAACCTGGTGTTATTGAAAAGGTTGACGGATTTATAGGACGTAGAGATGCAAAAGCATTTAAAGCATCAGACGTTTATGTAAATGATGTATCTGCTAATAGAGAAAATTATCAATTAGAGCCTGTTGCAACAGTAACAGATAATCTAGACAACATTACGTTTTATAGAGACTATAGAGATTATGTAAATGCAAGTTCAATTAGAAATGCAAACAACATTGATCATAGTAAGTATAGTTCACAAGAATATTACGCTTGGAACCCGCATATTAATTGGGATAAGTTTGTAAACTTTAGAGAATACTATTGGTTACCATCTGGTCCAAATGAAGTTCCAGTTTATGGAAGTGCAAGAAATATTACTAGTACCTTTGCAGTTAATCGACAAGATAACATTGATAACAACAGTTATATTTTTAGTGAAGAAAATAAAGTAAGCAATCCTACATTAACTTTATATAGAGGACAAACATATAACTTTGACATTAATACTGTTGACATGCCTTTTAGTATTAGAACTAGTACTGAGATAGATAACGATACTAACTTATATAATGAAGGAGTAAGTCAGCAAAAGATTGAACAAGGAACGATAACTTGGACAATTGATTTAGAATCGCCTGATACTTTATATTATACAAATGGAAATGATATAGAAACAACAGGACTTATCATTATAAAAGATATTAGAGATGCTACACAACTTAATGTAGGTGAAGAAGTTATTGGTAAAAAAACTTATACTATGCAAAATGGTTATGAATTAACTAATGGCATGAAAGTAAAGTTTTACGGAACAATTACACCATCTAAATACGGCGAAGGTAACTGGTACGTTGAAGGTGTTGGAGAATCTATAAAATTAATCAGTGAAGCAGATCTTGTTATTACTGCTGACTACTTAACAGATGTTTCTACTGAATTTGATGCACAAGGATTTAGTGCATTACCGTTTGACGATGCAACATCGTATGCAGTTCTTAAAGATTATATTGTTATTAATAGAGCATCAAAAGATGGAAATCAATGGTCACGTTATAATAAATGGACACATAAAAGTGTAATTGAAAATATTGCAACTATTAATAATGTTCCTGTAGTGTTAGACCAAACATATAGAGCTACAAGACCTATTGTTGAATTTGATGCAGGATTAAAACTTTACAATTTTGGTACGCAATCAAAAACATCAGTTGACTTAGTTGATACAGTTACTAAAGATGTATTTTCAGATATTGAAGGACAGGTTGGTTACTTTGTTGATGGAGTAGAATTAGTTAAAGGTATGCGTGTATTATTCACAGCAGATCCTGATAGTTTTGTTGCAGGTAAAATTTATGAAGTTAATTTTATTAGCCAGAACGGAAATTTACAACTTGCCTTAAAAGAAACTACAGATACAGTTCCACAAACAGACGAGACAGTATTAGTAAAAGCAGGTACAAATTATAAAGGTAAAATCTTTTATTATAACGGTACTACTTGGAAACAAACACAAGATAAGACTAAAGTTAATCAGCAACCGTTGTTTGATTTATATAATGATGCTGGAGCACAACTTTCTACATTAGAATCAAGCACATTTACAGGAAACAAACTTTTTAGTTATAAAGTTGGTACGGGTTCTAACGACACAGAATTAGGATTTCCGTTAAGTTACAGAACTATTGAAAATAGCGGTGATATTGTTTTTGACTTTAATTTATTAGCAGACACCTATCAATATGATGTGATAGCAGATGTAATTACAGTTAGTACTGATACAGCATTACTAAGAAAGTATACTGACAGAACTTCGTTTACAAATGTATCAGGTTGGACAAAAGCACCTAACAAATCTAAACAGCCAGTTGTTAAACAAGAAATAGTTTTAGAAAGAACTAATAATTTCATTATTGATGTTTATACTAATAGCGGAGACTTAAATGATTTAGATGTTAAAGTTTATGTAAACGGTGTTCGTAAGCGTGATGCTATTGATTATATTATTAATAGAGTTAACAATTATGCATATGTTACTTTTAACACAGACTTAGTAGCTGACGATAAACTAGTTTTAAAAACTACATCAAGCTCACCAAAAAGAGAAAATGTAGGATTTTATGAATTTCCAATTAATTTTGAAAAAAATCCACAAAATGAAAATGTTACTACATTTACGTTAGGTGAAGTATTAGATCACGTTGATAGTATAGTTGATAATGTTTCCGGATTCAAAGGCATATTCCCAGGTGTAAGTAATCTAAGAGATCTTGGTAATTCAGCAAGGTACGGATTAAAATTTGTACAACATAGTGGACCAGTTAATCTTGCTTTAATTAACCTTACTGACAAAGATTATGACGCTGTTGAAGCTATGAAATACTCTGCTATTGAATATATTAAGTTCAAAAGAGAATTTTTAAGAATAGCTAATGAACTTGGTTTTGAAGGATACGATAAAGTACACGTAGATAAAATTCTAACAGAACTAAACTCAGGTAAAACTAATAAGGATGCATTTTACTTTAGTGATATGATAGCCCACGGAGGTGATACTAAAGTAATACATAATATTGAAGATGAGTCTCAAACAATATTTTCGTTAACACGTGGTATTGACTTTACAACTTTGTCAGAAAAAGCAGTATTAGCATACCTAAATGAAAAACAACTAGTACTTAACAAAGACTATACAGTTAGTACAGATGGATTTTTGACATTATTAAATGCTCCTAGTTCAGGTGATATATTAGATGTATACGAATTTATTACAACAGATGGTTGTTGGATCCCACCAACACCTACTAAGTTAGGTTTGTATCCTAAGTTTACTCCTGAAATATTTTTAGACGACACTTATATTAAACCACCAACAGACGTAACAGGTCCTTACAAAATATATGGAAGAGATGAAACAACAACACTGTCTTACAAAGGCAAAGTTGGTTGGTTTTATCCTTTATTCACTGATGAAGTTTCAGCACAGCAAGAAGATGTAAGAAATGGTGGATCAGGAGTAGCTCACGTACATATTTTTGCAGGATCTAATACTTTATTTTATATGCCTAGTGGAACTATGAATCATGCTACTAATGATACACAGTTAATTGACGAGTATCCAGCCGCTAGGGCAATGCTACAAGGACATGATGGAAGTCTATGGAAATGTTTTGGAGATTATAGAGATAATTTATTATTAGATATTGAAAAAAGAATTTATAATAATTTAAAACAACCATACGATGAAAATATTTTAGATATCTCAGACTACGTTAGTAGTAGGAATAGAATAACAGGCTTTACAAGAAAGCAAATTTCTAAAACAATGATTTCAGAATTTAACAGTTGGTTAGAAACTGTTGGCACCCCTGACTATGTATCTAATACATATTATACTCCAGGCAACGGCTTTACTTATTATTACGGAGCGGCAAGTGATCCTTACGAAAATCCGTTAACAGGTTTTTGGAGATCAATATACAAAGATTTCTATAACACGGACAGACCTCACAGTCATCCGTGGGAAGTATTAGGGTTCAAAGAAAAGCCTACTTGGTTTGATACCGAATACGGTCCAGCTCCTTACACAAGTAATAACTTATTACTTTGGGAAGATATATCAAAAGGTATTGTTAGAGGAACAGATGGGTCTAAAGTAACTTATAGAAACAAATATAAAAATGAAGATATTTACAAATACATTCCAGTTGATGCTGATGGTAATCTTTTAGCACCAAATCAAACAGGATATTCTCAAGGGAATATTACTACAACTTATAATTACGAATTTGCATTTGGTGATGAGGCCCCTGTAGAAACAGCGTGGCGTAGAAGTTCACACTATCCATTTAGTTTAATGATATCGTGGGCATTAAACCAACCAGCACAGTTTTTTGGATTGGCATTTGATAGAAGTAGAATTGTACGTAATGGTGCAGATCAATTAGTTTACAAAGATACAAGTAAGCGTATCGAATTAAACAAATTAGTATTTCCAAATAGTGCAACAGATTCAGCAAGAGTATTTACAGCAGGTATCATAAATTACATGCAAGGCTATCTTGCAGAAAATGATACTCTTAGATTTAACAAGTATAAAACTAATCTTACATCAATACAAAATAAATTAGGATCTAAAATAGGTGGATTTACACAAAAGTCTAAATTTAGATTAATATTAGATGCAAGAACTCCTACAAATGAAGGCAACGTTTTTGTTCCGGAAGAAAACTATAGAGTCCAATTAACAAAAAGCATACCAATTGAAGTAGTATCATATAGTGGAATGATTATTGAAATATCTTCTTCAGGTTATATTGTTAAAGGGTATGATAAAGATAATCCTGTATTTAAATATTATCCTGTTAGAAGAAAAAATAACGACAAGGTAATTAATGTTGGCGGAATTAGTGAAAATTTCCTAACTTGGACTGAAGATAAAACATACGAAGTAGGACAGATAGTTGAACTATCAGATAATTATTATAGAGTAAAAATATCACATACATCAAGTGATGGATTTATTCAAGATAATTTTCAAAAATTAGCAGAGCTTCCAGAAGAAGGCGGAGCATCAGCATATATTTCAACTAACTTTGAACCAAACATACAAGATATGCCCTACGGTACATTGTTTAGAGATAAACAAGATGTTGTTGATCTAATGATGGGCTACCAAAAATACCTTACATTAACAGGATTTAAATTTGATACATTCAATCAAGATATTGAAGAAATTGAAAATTGGGCTCTTAGTGCAAAAGAATTTTTATTCTGGACTACACAGAATTGGGAAGCCGGAACTATATTAACTGTAAGTCCTAGTGCAAGACAAATTACGTTTTCAAGACCATATACAGTAGTTGATGATATCTATGATAACTTTTATGATTATAGTTTGTTAAAAGCAGACGGAAAAAGACTGTTAGCAGACTTTGCAACAACAGAACGTGACAATACAAATGACTTTGGAATTTTTGTAAAGAATACTGAAGATGGTATCTATCATCTTAAAATTCCATTAGTACAACACGAGCATGCTATTGTCATTGATAACAAAACTGTATTTGGAGATGTAATTTATAATAGAGCTCAAGGTTACAGACAAGAAAGAATTAAAGTAAAAGGCTACCGCTCAGATGAATGGAATGGTTCTTATAATATCCCAGGCTTTATATTTGATGATGCAGTTACTACTGAATGGGAATCGTGGCAAGATTATAAGATAGGTTCATTAGTTAAGAACAAACAATACTATTACGTAGCAAGTGCAAATATTACAGGAACTGAAATATTTAATTCAGCAGGGTGGGTATTATTAAATGAAAAACCAGAGCAACAATTACTACCAAATTTTGATTATAAAGCAAAGCAATTTTCAGACTTTTATGATTTAGATTCTGATAACTTTGATATTGAACAGCAAAAACTTGCACAGCATTTAACTGGATATCAAAAACGTAAGTATCTTGAAAATATTATTAATGATGATGTATCTCAATATAAATTTTATCAAGGAGCAATTCAAGATAAAGGTACAAAAAATGTTTTAACTAAATTATTTGATAAACTAGGAAGTGCAAATAAAGATAGTTTAGAGTTTTTTGAAGAATGGGCAGTACGTGTAGGACGTTACGGTGCATCCACAGGTGAAGAACATTTTGATATTACATTTGATGAACAAAAGTATAGACAGGAACCACAACAAGTTGAACTTGTAGATACTATCAATCCTCAAGATACTAGTTTAATTTATAGATTAGATAGAAACAATATATATGTAAAGAGTAAAAATTACGATCATAAACCTTTACCTACAAAATACTTTAATGATGATAACAGTTATACTAAAACAGCAGGATATGTTAATCCGTCAGATGTTAGTTTAAGTTTATTATCTTATGATAGTTTATTAACTCAAACATCTATTAATACAAATAGTTATATTTGGACAGCAACAGATAGGTCTCAGCAAACTTGGGGTGTTTATAAATTAGAAGCAACAGATTTTAGAATTAGTAAAGTAACAGAAAGCCAGTCTAATAAATTTACAATTACATTAGATAAAACAACAGAATTTACTAAAGGCGAAATAATTGGAATTAACGATATTTCTAGTAACACTGATGGATATTATAAAATAGATAGTCTTGCTCTTAATATTATTACTTTAGAATCAACTGATGGCGAAGATGTAGAAGCAACTGAAGATGATGCAGAGGTTAATGGTTACATAACACAATTTAAAACAGCAAGGCTTCCAACATTATCACAAGCAAATGATAGCCTTAGTATTTCAAATTTAAATAATACACTTTGGGTTGACGACGACGATACAGGTAAATGGACTGTACTAACTAATAATCAAATATTTGAATCAAAACCTAATATCATTAATACTGCGGCAGGACTACTTGACTCTACTGAAAAAGATTTTGGTACAGCATTTAGTGTATCAAGTAATAACAACCGTATTGCAATTACTGCACCTAAAGATTTAAATGGTAGTGTTTATGTTTATCAAAGACCTAGTGATAATACTGAATACGGTTTTATTCAACAGATTGACGAACAGGCATTCTTGTTTGATTCTAATGGAGGCTTTGGCCAAAGTGTTGCAATAAGCCCAGACGGCAAGTACCTTGCAATTGGTTCACCACATGCTTCAAATGTTAAAAGCAAATTAAAGGGCGATTATAATAATAGTATTTCGTATATACAAGGCGATATTGTTTTATATTCTGAACAATTATGGAAAGCAGATAGAAATGTAGATGCAGATGCCCTACAAGTCTATAATAGCCATTCATCTAATCAACAAGCTAAAGAAGATGATTACATTTTAGATACACAAAGTTATCCAGATATTGAATATATTGTACGTGGTGATTATACATTAGGTGCTGATTCAGATACAGATCATATTTTAGTTAGAGCAGAAAAAGAACAGTTTGAAGGAACTAAGCCAGGTGACATTCTAACTCTTAAATGGAACAAGTATACAACTACTAACCAAACAGGTATTGAACCATTCAATGGAGATAGTGTATTAACTGAATCTCTAATAACTGGTAATCATACGATTGTTGATAAAGTACAACATATTGTTCACATTCAAAGTGCATTAAGTATTCCAGATGCTGGATTAGATATTACTACTGATACCTGTAGAGCTACAATAGCATATAGAAGAACTAATAATGAAAATGAAATGACAGTTTATATTAAGAATGTAAACGGTTCATTTCAAGGTTCGGGCAAAATTTATGCTAATGGAATACTTGTAGGTGACTATGAAGAAGTTTTAAATATTACAGATAATTATCATACTGGTTGGTGGTATGTTAATGTAGGAAGTGCATTTACAAGTAGTAATCTTACAGAAACAAATGCTAACCTTGTAATTCAAGATATTACATTAGAAGATAATATTGTTAATAATCCTTACTTTAGTAATATTTTAGATACTAAACAGTTACAAGATTTTACACAGCCAACTAAGGTTAGTGAAATTGGTATACTTTCTCATACACAAGGACAAAGTAATATACAAGTACTTGATAGTAGGTGGTGGGTTAGAACACCATTAACACACGGAAACAGTATTACACCCGGTGATAAGACAAACGTTTGGTTAAACACAATTCGAATTAATGGACTAGTACAAAATCCAACAGCAATAGGACTTGAATCAACTTATATTAATGATACACAACATACTGTTGCTGATGTTTGGAACGGGTATATAGAAGTTAGATTAACAAATTTTGATCTTAACGGAGATCCGTTTATTCCAAACATAGGAGATATCTTAACAGATACAGCAACAGGATCAACAGGTGAAATTGCGTTTATTGAAAGAGCATTTTCTACAGCAAAAATTTATTTAAAAAATAGAAACGGAGTTTGGGCATTAGGATCAGATTTTGGTGCTAATTCAAATGCAACATTTATTGAAAATGACTCAACAGTAAGAACCATTGGACCTATCAATTCAGCTAAGATGGAAAATAGTATATCTGGACCAATCATAGTTATTGATACAGAAGCTAATATTCCAGTAATAGTAAGCGGAACTAATTATTTAAATGATTTAGAGTATTGGATTTATTCTTCAAACATTATTGAAGGTATTACTGATTCTGCAAATCCTCCTTCTGCTATAAACTTAGATTGGAAAAGACAATATAATATTCCTGTTGTTGCTGAAGGATACGGTACAGGACTTGATGAACAAGGTACATTTGCAATTTATGAAATTAAAGGTGTAACATATGATCTTATTAGTTACTTTACAGTACCAAACAGTGCTAATAATAGAAAGTTAGGAACAAAACTAAGATTTGCACAACCAGATGTAGATAGTTATAAACTTTATATTCATGCTGAAGGTGATGGAACAGAAGCAAACCAAGGTAGAGTATATTTTGTAAATAAAAATTCTACAGATGATTGGGCATTGTCTGTACAACAAAATTATAGAGGTAATTTTAAAATCTCAGCTACATATTTTGAAAATGAATATGTAAGGTTTGGCGAAACAATTTATAAAGCTAATACTAATTTAATACCTGGTGTATTTAATGTTAGTCAATGGACTGCACAAACTAGCGGATTAGATTTGTTAGGGTATGTTCCTAACGATACAAATTATTCATTAGTAGAAAGCACTTTAGAACAATCAAACTTAGAAGCATTTGCATCTGATTTTGATGTAAGTTCGAAAGGGGAAGTATTAGTTGCTAACTCGTCTTACACAAGTGTATACGAAATTGAGTCAGGTGATGTTACATTAGGATTAGATAGTAGTATTGCAAATAGAAAAGTTGTAGTATACAGACTTAATGGTTCAAGTTACGAGTATTCACAAATATTAGAACCGTTTAACCAAACTGAAGATTATGGTTCAACAATAGCAGTATCAGAAGATGGAAGAAAAATAGCAGTTGGTGCACCGTTTAATAGTGATTTAATTAATAACGGCGGAGCAGTGTATTTGTATGTACAAAGTGGTAATACATTTGTATACTCACAGACACTAAGACCAATTAACAAGTTACCAAATGTACAGTTTGGTTCAAAAATTGACTTTGACGGAGATACATTAGCAGTTGCATCACGTGGCGGTAGTATGATAAGTTCTACTTCCTTTGACACTTACAGTAAATTAAAAACAGATGAACAATATATATTAGATCCTAAGTCTGGTCCAAATCCTTTACCAACATCATTTGATAGTAATTCAACAATATTCCAAACAATTGATCAAGGAAGTGGTGTTGTAAGTTTATACGAAACTATTAATAATACATTATTGTTTAGCCAAAACTTTACATA